AATATGCATGTGATAACGAAGAAGGAGAGTTAACAACTATAAATAATTTAAGTGAGTTAGATTATATTATTCATCCAGATTCAGAAGCTTTTTTTATGGCTAGAACGTGGAATAACTGCCGTCTTTTTGTAAGATATTTAAAAGATAGAGGTATTATTTGGGAAGAAAAATCTAGAGATGACATACGTTCATTTGTATCAAGTGTTCCAAAATCTGTGCGAGAAGTTTTAAAGACTTGGGATATGTTAAAAAATGGAATAGGTATTCGTGGGCCTTACATAGCAAAACTAGCAGAGGTTCTTAAATCAGGTTTAGTAAAATACGGTATGAAACAAGCGTTAACAGATAAAAATTTGTGGCCTAAAGAATTTACTGATAAAAATGTTACTTACACATATAAAGAAATACAAAAACAATTTAAAGTTTTAGCAGACATTAATAAGGAATGGTATGAAGTTTTTAGTTTTTCAACAAAAAGAAAAGTAACAAAACAAAGACCAAACGCTTTATTTCAAGACGATGATGATTACAACAGTTATTTAAAATTTTCTTGGGAAAATGACAAAACATTATCTAAATCTAAAATAAGAGTATCTACAATTCATGGTTTAAAAGGAATGGAAAGTAATACTGTAATTTTATCAAATGATTGGGGTTTCGCGGGTTTAAAAAATTATAACTCAGGAATAGCAAGACTTGAAGAAGAGGAACTCAGGTGTTGTTACGTAGGTGTAACAAGGACTAAAAAATCTTTAGTTATTTTTGATCCAATACTACAAAGTAAAAGTTATACGTTTCCTCTACTAGGACCACAAGGATATATAAATTAAAGGAGTATAAAATATGAAAACAAAAGTAGTAAAAAATATGCCAGAAAAAAATACAGTTATTATGAAAAAAGAAAGTGTATATAAAAAGCAAGTTGGAGGATCACATTATAAATCGATGGTCGTGCAGCCGAGTGAGTTTGTAAACAAGAACAGGTTGCTTTTCGCAGAAGCCTCGGCTATAAAGTACATATGCAGACATGCAGCGAAAGGAAAAGAAGAGGACATCGATAAGGCAATACATTATTTAGAAATGATAAAAGAGAGGGATTATTCATAATGCAAAAACCATTATTTACAGCACAAACAGAGTGGGTTTGTCCGGATCATTTTCCAGACTTATCTAAATACGATGAAATAGCAATTGATTTAGAGACTTGGGATCCTGATTTAAAAACAAAAGGATCAGCTTCTACAAGAGGAGAAGGAGACGTTGTAGGTATAGCTATAGCAGTTAATAATTGGGTAGGTTATTATCCAATAGCCCATCAAAATGGTCCTAATTTAGAACGTAAAAAAGTTTTAGAATGGTTTCAAAGTGTTTTAAAAACAGATTCTAAAAAAATATTTCACAATGCAATTTATGACATATGTTGGATACGTCGACTAGGGCTCACGGTACACGGAACAATTATTGATACTATGATAATGGCTTCATTAGTAAATGAAAATAGATATAGATATGATTTAAGTTCTATTTCTTATGCTTATACAGGCATGCGTAAAAATGAAACTGTGCTTAATCAAACTGCTAAAGATTGGGGCATAGACCCTAAAGCAGAAATGTATAAATTACCAGCAATGTATGTAGGTGAGTATGCAGAAAAAGATGCAGAAATAACTTTAGCTTTATGGCAAGAACTTAAAAAAGAAATAATACATCAAGATTTAGAAGATATTGCAAAGTTAGAAACAAGAGTATTTCCTTGTATTTTAGATATGAAATGGAATGGTGTAAGAGTAGATGAAGAACAAGTATCTGTATTAGAAACTAAATTAAAAAGAACTTTTGATGAATGCCTTAAAAGATTAAAAGATGAAGTTGGTTTTTATCCAGAGGTATGGGCTGCTGCTAGTATTGCAAAAGTTTGTGAAAAATTAAATATAACAGATTTTGAAAGAACAGAAAAAACAAACAAGCCTTCTTTTACTAAAAATTATTTACAAAGGCATAAACATAAATTAATTAGATCTATTGCTACCGCTAGAAACGTAGATAAACTTAGCAATACTTTTTTAAACTCTATAAAGAATTATGTACATAAAGGCAGAATACATGCAGACATACATCAATTAAGAGGTGATCAAGGGGGAACTGTTACTGGAAGACTAAGTTATTCTCATCCTAATCTTCAACAACTTCCTAATTATTCAAGTATTGGCGCAGGAATAAGATCTATTTTTCAACCGGAAGAAGGTTGTAACTGGGGTTGTTTTGATTATTCACAACAAGAACCTAGATTAGTTTTACATTTTGCTGCTATGACTCCTGGTATAACAGGACTTTCATCTACATTAGATGATTTTAATGAAAAAAATAGTAAAGCAGATTTCCACAAAACTGTAGCAGATATGGCTGGTATAGAACGTAAACAAGCTAAAACAATTAATCTTGGTTTGTTTTATGGAATGGGTAAAGCAAAACTACAAACTCAATTAGGTATAAACGAAAAACAAAAAGCAGAAGAATTATTTAATAGATACAATGAAAAAGTTCCTTTTGTGAAACAGCTTATAAAAAATGTTATGGATAGAGCACAGAAAAAAGGTAGGGTAAGAACTCTTCTTGGAAGGATGTGTAGATTTGATATGTGGGAACCAAAACAATTTGGAATGCACACAGCAATGACTTTTCAACAAGCATGCGACGAAATAGGCCAAGGAAATATAAAAAGAGCATTTACTTACAAAGCTCTTAATAAATTAATTCAAGGATCAGCTGCTGATATGACAAAAAAAGCTATGGCAGATCTTCATGATGAGGGTATAATTCCTATGGTGCAGCTTCATGATGAATTAGATATTTCTATTGAGAGTGACGCTCAAGCAAAAAAAATAAAAGATATTATGGAAAATGTAGTTGAACTTAGTGTTCCAAATAAGGTAGACTATGAAATAGGAAGTAATTGGGGTAGCATAGATTCAGAAGAAGATGAGGAATCAGTTGATGAAAACTTTTTTTAAAAGATTAAAACAAAAATGGGAGATATGGTCACTTTATTATAGGCAAGAAATCATCTGGTTTGTTGTAGGATTTATAATAGGTGTGATCTTAATATGATAAATTATGGCTTATCTAAATGCAAACATTCCAGTGGAATACGCACAAATAAAAAGGGAGTATCTTTATGACCTTAGAAAACATCATGGCGAAGTTGAAGACTGTATTATCTTCGGTATTAGCTCTCTTACAGGTAAGTCGATCTTGTTTCATGCCATTATGGAAAACGGTGCAATCTTTTATCGCCTACCAATTTCGGCTTTTATTCAACGTGGTTTTAAACCGGAAGCTGTTCCGTCTCGCAGACTTGATGAATTACAACTTTGGAATTGTTTTTCTTATTATCCTGCTGTTACTAATTGGGATATTTTAGAAGGACAAGCTGGTAAATACATTGGTAAAGATAAAAAATGGCATCCAGGAAAATATTTATTTACCATTGACTTTGCTCATCCTGAAGCTAATATATTAGACACGGATCATTCAGAGATTCCGCACGAACATAAGTGCGCACACATCATAGCTCTTGACGATGGGAACTATGCGGCTCAGCCAAATAACAGATGTATATGGGACATACCTTCTTTTACAGTTAAGGATGAAACACCTGACTGGAAAGTACAAACTTCTGAGTGGAACGTAGAAAATACTAGCAAGTGGAAGACCGAAGATACGGACAACTTCTTCTACGAAATTGAGGAGAAAAAACATGACGATATGGAGAAAAGTTAAAAAATTTTTTATTAAAGTTTGGAGAGTAATATGCAAACCATGGAACGTTTATGTTAATTGGATTGCAAAAGATTTAGATAAATAATGAAAAAAAATAAAAGTAAATTAGAATGGTTTAAAAAAAATATTGTAATTGTTCCTGTTGTGGCTGCAATCATAGCCGGAACATTTACATCGGTTAGATATGTGTTAAACCTTACAGATACTATTACAGCTAACCAAGAAACTATTTTTAAGATGGAGTCTAAAATAACTAGCTCCACAGCAGATATTAACGACCTTAAACAAAGACTGTCCGCAGCTGAAGCTACATGGTCTATGGCAGAAAATCTATATAGACAATTAGCAGACACAGTGAGGGATCATACCTATGACCTTAAAGACCTTACGAGATAATCTATTATGGATTGCATTCTTTCTTTGCGTTGCAACTTATGCGCAAGCAAGAAATGAATATCTAAATGATTACGGAACTTGTGAGAGAGGTAGTTGGGAAACTTATACAGAAGTTAGACAACATGAATATAAATCAGGCACAAGTAATGAGTACCAAGACCAAACACTAGGTTTTAGATTTAGAATGCCTTTGGGTGCTGTGTGTAGTGATGAGTATATTGCAGAAATGCAGAAGAAAAGTAAAATAAAAACCCAACTTGAACTTATAAAAGAGTGCAAAAGAATACCTAATATTAGTCCCCCACCTGTAGAATTTGCAGAGTTATTTGATATGTGTAATAAATTAGGGGTTGTAAGGTTTATTGATAAGAAACCAGAAGGTAGTCATTGGGAAAATTTAAAAATACAATATCTAAAAGATAATCCTGATATTGTAATCATGGAACAGGCGATGCCAAAATAAAACTATGTTTGCGGTAAGTTTAATAATGTACTATAGTCAATAATGGATACAAACGTATTACATACAGAATTAGTAACAGGCCATTGTCCAGAGTGTCATTTAGATACAATTTTAGTTGGTATACAACACTCATATTACAGATGTACAAATTGTGGTGAGGACATAGAACAGAAAGTTAATGGTGTAATAAAGTATATGATTGTAGATAAAGATACAAAAATTAAATTAAGACAACTAGACGATACAGATGGCTAAAAAGAAAGCATTGTTTGGTGTAAATAATTACCACAAACGAACACCTAGAAAAAGACCAGGAAGAATAAGAAAGAAGTATGGACCACGAGCTACAAGACCTAAGAAGTATCGCGGCCAGGGCCGGTAATGCTTTGGAATATTATTGTATTTTTCTTTTTTGTTGATATAGCTCTATTTTTAATTATTCTTGTTGCTTCAATAATAACAATATTATGAAACCTATAATGATTACATTAATGTACTTAACTTTTGGTGGAGACATCAAATTAGATACGTTTGAAATACATGATAACTGTAGTGGTTGGTTTCACAACAACGTAAAAATTTTAGAAAATAAAAAAAGAACTTTATTTAGTAATCATGTTTATCATGAATACAAAGGTAAGAAAGTTATAGGTTATATTTGTGGTGGAGAAGAACCTAGATGAGCTACAAACCATTACCTTTTTATCTAACTATAAAAGAATCTAAGATACATGGATTAGGTCTATATAGTCTTACAGACATACCAAAAGACACCACAATAGGCATGACGCACATAGAGATAGAAAACGATGTTATAAGAACTCCGTTAGGTGGATTTATTAATCACTCTGATAATCCTAACTGTGAAAGAAAAGAACATAACAACAAATGGTTTTTAAAAACTAAAAAAGATATAAAACAAAATGAAGAATTGACATTGTGTTATACAATGTATAAACCGTAGCTCAAAATGAGCACACGAAAAGAACTAGCCACAATGTTTAGATTAAATTGGATAAGAACAGTATACCTGTTTCTTTCTTTAGTTTGGACTTTTCTTGTTGCATCAACTGTAAGTTTTTTTATTTAAACAAACCTACCCTATAAGGGAAAAAAGGGATAGGTTATAAGGTGAGAAGATTTACAAATAACACAATTTAGACACAATTGTCAAGTTTCACTTAATTGTTTACATTTAAACGAAATATATAATTTATTCTGATTTATAAGGTTTTCACCTATTAAATTTAATGTGTCCATGGTATGCATAGTGCCATATTGGGCGCACTCAAACCAACTGTTATACACATCTACAGGTTGTTCTGGTAAACACGTACCATCCATAGCAGAACAAATTTTTAAAATTAACATAAACTTTATCATTGACAATCCTATTAAACACACTATATTAGCCTCTTAACAAAAGGAAAGATAATGACTGATATAACTAAATATAGAAATGTTTCTCTACAACATGAAACATATAACACTTTGATTAAGATTTCTAAGGTTTTATTACCTGATGCGACTTTATCAATAAGTAAGACAATAGAAGTAATAGCAAAAGAGAAAGCAAAACATTTAAATGGCAAAATACAGAGATCCACTCGCAAATAGTGGTATTTATTTAGAACGGAATAAAGAACCAGAGCAACATCTTTGGATTTCCGTTTTAACTAAAGCTGTAGACGATGCTTTCCAAGGTAGCGATTTTGGTGAGTCACTAAAAGCTATTAGCTGGATCAAACATGGCGGAAGTGATTTTAAAAAGGTTTGTCAAATGGCAGGTCGATCACCTGAGTATGTAAGAGAAAGAATATTACAATCTTTATTAGAAAGAGAAAAAAGAATAGTAGAAAACACAGAGAGGATAAGAAACTATGAAACAAAAAAGCTTGAGTCAAATGAACAAAGAGAGACAATTGAAGCCGATGACAAAGGAAGAAGAGTATAGGAACGCAGATGTACCTATGCCAAAAGATGAGTTTATAAAAGCAAAAGAAGCAGCAGACAACGAACAAGACTACCAAGGTGGAGGCGCATACAGGGCATTTTTAAATTTATTTTATAAAAATAAAAGAGATGAAGATGACAAAAAATAAGGTAATATGTCCACGTTGTTTTGGTAATGGATATATAAGAATACCTAACGAAGCTGTGGGTATTCCTAAACAAATTATTGCACAGTGTACTATGTGTAGTTCGCAGGGAGAAATTGATGAGATTGATGATGTTGCTAACCTTGACTATAGCGGTATTGATTCTGACAAGTTGCAGTGAGGTGTTAATGATATCTAGTTTAGGTGGTGTTGCGGTCTCACAGAGTCCTGCAATAAAAGCTTATAATGGTGTTGATGCATTGACCATAGGTAAAACTAAAAGAAGTTTAAAACAACACGCGTATGATAAAATTATTGACACAAAGTAGGGGTACATATCTTGCCACGGGCATTTCCCTGGACCTTAGCGATGATGGGCAACCTAGCGTCGAAATGTGTATGCGAGCGGGGGCAGGTACCAATGGCCCCCGGGAGCATCAATGAATAAAAGTAGAGTTGGCACTCTTAGTGAAAAGAAAGCTATTTGTTATTTTGTAGAACAAGGCCTTGATGTATTTGACTCGTGCCAAAACACAGGTCCTGTAGATATGATAACATTTAATCCTGTCACAGGAGAAACTAAGTGTTGGGAAGTTAAGTCTGAAAATTTTAGGTTATCAGGTCCTAAAAAAGGTAATCGTATTGGAAGATGTAGACGTAATATAAAATTTACTAAAATTATACATATGATATACGTAGATAAAGATGGTACAATCAGAGAAGGCACTAGGAAATGAATACAATATTTAAGATTATATCTAGTGGTTTTATACTATTAATTTTATTAAGTTTAGTTATGATTATAACTGGTTGCTCATCAAGCATAGAAGCTACCGGAGGTATAAGAGTTTAAATGGTAACAATTCCAAAATACAGAGATAAAGTTAAAACAGTTAGGACTGGTCAAGATAAGAAGACAGGTAAAGAAACGTTTACCACGATCAATGATACACACCATCCTATAAGTAAAAAAACTAAAGATAGAAACAACTTAAAAGCAAGATATAAATCCGGTCGTATACATGACGGTAGAAGTAGAGTACCAACAAAAGAATATATAGATGGCTGGAACGCTATTTATGGAAAGGGAGAAGATGAAAAAGAAAAATAGACAAACACAATTTGTATTTAGAATTAAATGCATGGTTAAAAGATGTAAGGAACAAGGTAAATGGGATTTATTATCTCATTTAG